CTTAGTGTAGGAGAACAAATAGAATTAAATATTTGTAGTTTTTCCCCACTGGAGTTTTATGTTTATAATTTAGAAAAAGAGAATAAAACACATGCTCAAGTCTTTGCATATTTGCTTGAAGAAACAAACAAAATTTCTTTGTAATTGATTGAAAATAAGCGTATAAAAGCAAAAAATATGTGCTTTTAAGCTTGCAAACAGGGGTAGAATTTTGTATATTTGTAAGAGAAAATTTAAAACAAAACAATATGGCACAAGAGATTTTAATTATTGGTGAATCAGGACAAGGAAAATCTACAAGTTTGAGAAACTTAAATCCTAAAGAGACGTTCATTATCAACGTTGCAAAAAAACCACTTCCATTTAAAGGGTGGAAAGCAAATTATACACAGTTTTCAAAAGACAATCCTAATGGAAATGTTGCATCAACAGATAGTATGCCAATGGTTATTAAAACTATTGAACATATTAAAGCAAATCTTCCACACATTAAAACAATAGTGATTGATGATGCTAACTATCTTATGCAAAATGAATACATTCGCAGAGGAAACGAATCAGGATTTGCTAAGTTTACAGATATTGGGGTTGGGTTTGCTAAAGTGTTTCAAGCACTTAAAACATTAGGTGATGATATTTACGTAGTAATGATGATGCACCCAGAAGTAGATGTGGATACTTTTGGAAATAAAGTGTATCGTGCAAAATCAATTGGAAAATTAGTGACAAACTATTTAACAATTGAAGGAATGTTTAGCATTGTTCTATACACTAAAGTGATAAAAAATGATAAAGGAGTTCTTACATATCATTTTTCTACACAATCAGATGGAACAAACACTGCAAAATCCCCGATGTCCATGTTAGATCCATTAGAACCTAACGATTTAAAATTGATTTTTGAAAAAATTGAACAATACAACAACTAATTAAACAACAACACAATGAAATTCGATCTTTTTAAAGCACAAATCATTCCAAAATCTAATGTTCGTGATGCTTCAAAGTTATCATTAGAATCATTAGTAACAGTAAAACAAAAACCAATTCTTCCTTCTTATGATTTGGTGTATCAACCAAAAACATCAAATTGGAAGATTAATGAGAAATTCATTATTGGACAAGGAGAAACAATTGGATGGACAGCCGCTATTCAAGAAAACTATGTATTTCTTCTTCGTACAGATGATTCACAAATTGCAGAACTATCTCCACGTTTTCTTAAAGGAGAAGGTTGTGGAGAAGTGTTTAAAAGTGAATATCTTACATACATTGTAGGACAATCAGGAATTGATTTGGAAACAACAACAGGATTCTATTTAGAAGAGGTGGAAGGAAATGTTGAGGGAGTTGTTTCTTATGTTCTTACAACAGAACCTTTTGAAAAAGAAATTGTAGTGCTTCCAGAAACAAAAGCAGAAGAAACACTTCCAGAAATTGATGAAACAGTGCTTTCTCAAATATTTGTTAGTGCTACACAAACAAATCATTTAGTAGAAGAAGAGATTTTTTAAGCTTTACCCTCCCCATAAATGTACAGGAAGTGTTAGAAATAGCACTTCCTCTTTTTAACTAAAATTTTAACAAAAACAACACAACAACATGGAATTTGTATTTGAAACAGGAGTAGAATCAGAAAAATCAATTGGTAGTGGTTCTAAGAAATTAGCTCTTCCAACAGATCCTTCTAAAGGTGTAATTGGTGTATTAGAATCATGGAAGTTTGAAGAAGCATCAGGGAATAGTAGTGGATATGTTGAGCTAACATTTGATGTTGATGGATCTAAATTAAACAAACGTGTATATGATCCTACACAAGGAGATAAAGCTACTTCTGAACGTGTAAAACAAACCACAGGAGATTTAACTGATTTAGCTAAAGCATTGGGTGCAGAAATTCCTCAAAAAACTGTATCTACATGGAAAGACTTTGTTGAAACAACTTTTGCTACAGTGAAGATTGGAGAATCTATTCGTATCAAGGTGGTGTACAAAGACAAGGTTGTGCAAGTGGATTATGAAAAAGCTCAAGGAATTGCAGAAGAAGATTTGAAAGCTAAATTCTCTCCATTTGTTAAAATTGCAAACTTATACTGGTGGAGAAAAGTTTCTGATACATATCCATTCAAAATCAACGAGCAATACGATGTAATTGATTATGAAGTGATGGTGAAAGAACCAGTACTTCCAAGTGGTGTTGAAGATTTACCATTTGCAACATCTACACCTGCTATAGTGGAAGACGATATGTTCTAATTAGTATTATACTTTTTGGTTATTTGCACAAAAAAGGAAGAGGGTTTTACTCTTTTCCTTTTTTCTTTAATTAGCTTTGCCCTTCAATAAATTTCTTTCCATGGAATTCATACTTCAAACAGGAAATGCACAGCAAAGCGTTTCAATAAAACAACAAATTCTTTCTAAATTCTCTCAGGAAGAAATCTTTCAAAAGTATTTAGGATTTTATCCCAAGCTGAATGTTCGTTACACTAATCCTCTTCGAGAAAACAAAACACCAAATACAGAATTTTTGTATGTAGGAGATGTTTTGTATATGAGAGATTGGGGAAGTGATCAAAAAAATCTGAATTGTTTTTCATTAGTTCAACATTTATACAACTGTTCTTTCTATGAAGCTCTACAACACGTTCAAATTGATTTTGGGATGGATGCTAAACAAATGCAGCAATGTCCTCCCACAATTCAAAGAAACAGCAATTATGCTCATGTGGAAGCTCATGTGAATAAATTGCAAACAATTAGAATAAGAAAAAAAGAATTTACAGAAAAGGAATTGGAATTTTGGAATTGTAATGGGAATTTCAATTTTAATACAAAGAAGCTTGAAAGTATGCAAATATATTCTACAGAGTATGTTTGGTACAACAACAATCAATGGAAATCAGCAGAAGGAGTATTTGCATATCAACTCAAACCACAGGTATTCCAAGTCTATTCTCCATTTTTAGAAGATAGAAAATTTAGATTTAGGAGTACTAATTTAAAAGATGTGATTGCAGGAATACAATGGTTGAAGAAAAGCGAATATGTTGTATTGACAAAGAGCTATAAAGACATGGTAACACTCCAGAATCTCTCCATAAACGCATGTGCTTTATTGAATGAGGGAATCATACCAACTAAAGAACAAATGTCTTTGATAGCGAGTTATGGGACTCCTGTGGTGTTGTTTGACAGCGATGAAAAGGGAATTACAGTGAGTAAGAAAATTTGTGAATTGTATGGATGCAGATATTTGCAGCTTCCTGATGGGAATTTCAAAGATGCTTATGATTTTGTATATGAAGAAGGAAGAAATGAAGTGGAAAATTGGTTAGATAAAAACAATTTATTGAAATGAACAGAATAGTAACACTTACATTGAATGTACAGCTTATTGTAGCTGTAGATGAAGGAGTTGAAATACAGGAAATTGTAAATGAATTAGATTTTACTTTTATAGATGGAACAAGAAGTGCTGAAATTTTAGATGCTGTAATTATAGACTATGACATAATTGATTCAAAATGAAACACCTACACAACCTCATACAATACACATACAAAGATGAATATGATTTTCTTCTTGAGTGTTTAGATGAAAAAGAAGCAGAAAGATTTGCAAAGCTAAATTTAGATAGTAAAATCAGATACTTGAAACACAAAGATTTAACAAATTTGATTTTCTACGATATTTTGAAAGTGATGAAAGAACACAACATATCTTTACACGATTTATGAAAAAACGTAAATTTAAACTAATTAAAGAATTTCCATTTTCCCCTCCTTTAAATACTGTTGTAACTTTTGAAACAAAAGAGGATTATATTGAGGGTATATACGATGTAGCTGCTTTACCTGTTTTAATGCTTTCTGATTTAACCGATTATCCTGAATTTTGGGAAGATGTTAGTAATGGAGATATAGAAAAAGAGGTTGATAATATATTTGAAAATTCTATGTATCAATTGAACTACACCAATATAGATTCGGTTATGGAATTAGATATTTCTTTATGTAAGAATGAAATTGTTAAATACATAAAAAGATTGTTAAATGAAAAGATATCTGATTTATGATTTTGATAATGGGAATGTGAGAAAATTTATCAATCATGAGTTTCTTTCAGAAGAAGAATGTATTGTGATATTGAAAATGAAAACGCAATCATTCCCTATATTTAAACAAAGACAGTATTTGATTTGTTCTTTGAAGAAAGGAGAACCATTAAAAATTGAACAATTTGTAAACGGAACAGAGATATGAACTACGACAAACATATTTGGGAAGGGTGGAGAGTTAAAGATTTTATAGAAGCTCTGGATATTCCTATTCAATACGAAACGTTTTCTAATAGAGAACAATTAAAAAAATGGTGTATGGACAATCAACCATACTACAAGAAACACATTCCAGAAGTGGTAAAGTATTTTAATCAACAATTAAATTTATAGAAAATGAAAACATTTGAATTTAGAGTGACACAAGAAGCAAAAGGATTTTACGAATCTGATATTAAAATAGAAGCAAAAACAGAAGAAGAGGCTATTAAAATTGTTACATCACTTTCCGAAAATTCAATAGAAAATCTTTGCTCACGTTGGAGTCTAAATCATGAATTTGAAGCAGTAGGAAATTTTGAAGTTTGGGATGAAAATTGTAATCAAATTGTTTAGAAAATTATGAAAAGTTTTACATTTAATGTACAACACATTACAGAAGCATTTTTTGAAGGAACAATAACAATAAATGCTAAAGATGAAAAAAGAGCTGTAGTACTATTGACAAACCTCACCAAGGATAAAATCATAGAATTATGTTCAGATTGGATTATTTCTCATTTTACGGAGGAAATTGGAGAAATATGAATTTAAAAGAAAAAAACGAACAGATAGCTCTTATGCTTGGGTGGAGACAAGGACATATAGACCCTTTAGAGCAAAGATGGAAAAATCAATGGTTTACTTCTCATGGAAATTCTCACAAAATATTGCTTTTTCGTTTAGATTGGAATTGGATAATGATAGCAGTAGAATTTATTGAATCTATTCAAGATGGAATCTATCAAGTGGATATATTGCAGGAAGGTTGTAAAATATCTCTACATTGTACCAACACATTTATTGATGAAACTGTATCTAAAGCTTCAGAACCACTTACAAAATTGGAATCTACGTTCCTTGCGGTTGCAGAGTTTGCATTTCTATACAATCACAAATTACTCAAACAAAGATGAAACTTAAAGAAGTAATTGAAAAAATTGATAAATCCAAAGAAAATGAATGTTGGGTTGAATTAACTAAAATAGCGTCTGAAATAGGGTTAAATGATTATGGATATGATAATGAAGAAAGAATGAAAAGCTATTTTTATATTTCTTGGTTATGTACAGATACTCGTGTTGGAGAAAAAGTATACTTCTTAGACGATGAAGCTGTTTGTGTTTCTTATCAATCTGCAAGAAAAGCAGATGAGCATTTTGAATGGATTTCTCAGGAAGCTTTTGAAAAAGTAAGAAACTATATTTTAAATCTAATCTCAACTCCTAATGTTTCTGTTGTGGATTTGGAACAAGAAGTTGAAGAATACTTTAATGTAGAATTTTCAGAACAAATGCTTACTAAAAAAGCAATATATAACTCACTTCCTGTTGAAATTGTAGAACGATATTCGTATGGAGATAAATGGAAGCAAACATTAATTAAATTTTCTGATGGAAAAAAAGAATTGGTTACAACAAAAGATATACAAATTCCAATTTATACAACATGAAACTAACACAGAACAAAAAAGCAATTATTGAACAAAACGTAACAGAGCTTTTAAAAGAATGTACAATTAGTGACATTCCTGACATGCAATGGTGTAACATCCCTCTTGCAAAAGTAAAAGTAGTGGAGTATATTGTGCAACTATTAGAAACACAAAAACAAATGATTTTCCAATATAGTGTTGCAGGATTCTCTCTTTCACTTTGTAGTATTTGGTTCTCATTGAAAGCGGGTGATCAAAATTAGGAATATCATACATGTTCCCAACTTTCCTTGTTAAATATTGCTTTCTGCTTTCAAACTTTGGTAATTCTTCATTCATCTGTTGAAGGTTTAGAATGTTCAAGCTTATGACAATTTTTACAGTAGCAAACCCATCCTGTTTCAGCAAATAGATTTTCTACAAATTGAGGAAGATCTTCTTTACATTTTAAGCTTCCCGCAGCTACAGCATGGTGAATTTCAACATCTTTCTGCAAAAAATATTGTTCACATTTTGCACATTTGTATTCCCATTTCTGTTTAGGATTTGTTCCTATATATTTTCTTCTTGCATTTTGAAGTGCTAACAAACGAGGTTTCCAAAAGCGAGTACGAGATCTTAATGTTGCACGAATCATTCCCCAAAATGCACTTTCACTTTGGGTGTTCAAGTTTCTTGTTTTCTCTACTCTACTTTTCTTTACTGTTGTAGCTTTTTTTTCTTTTTTCATATCACTAAATTGGTTTTATTAACAAATTTAGCATACAAACAAGAGAAAAACAACAGTTAGTTGATACAAATAGAATTGCTTTCTGGTTCTTCTCCATCCCATCCTTCAGTTCCTTCTGAATAAAACTCTTTATCCTGTATATCAAAAAATCCAACAGTGGGTTCAAAATACACTTTTGAATAGAAGTTTCCTTCATCATCAGAAGAACTGATCACCTCCAATTCTTCCCAATTCTCTATATGAGCAACAGCTAATTTAATTCCTTCTAAAAATGTCTTTAGTTTCATAATTGTTCAAATTTAATACACTCCCATCCAACACAATTAATTCTTTCTACAGTTGTTTTATAAGCATTGGGTTCTGGAATTTTTCCTTTTCCTAAAAAAGAACGAATTTTCTTTTTAGAAAGTTCTACGTATTTCTTGAGAAATCTATACTTGTTTTGTTCAGTTACCATTTTTAGTAGTGTCTTTTCCTTCTACAAATTGTATAATTCTCTTCAATATCTTATCATCTTTCTTGTAAGCAACAATAGTTCCTTTTTTATATCTTTTCATGAACTACTATCCAGAACAATTTTCACAGTCCTCACTCTCAAACGCATCTCTAAGAAACTCACCTAATTGCTCTTCTAAAGCAAGAAGCTCATCTTTCAATTCTATTTTATCAATAAATCCCAACATAGGATTTTCCAATTCTTTTTTAATTTGTTCTTTACGTATTTGTAAAGAAGCTCGTTCTTGTAATGTCATTATTTTAAAATATTAGTATTTTCTTTGTTTTTGTGTTTCTAATAGTTGCACAATATACTCCACTATTTTCACTTTTGCAAGAGGAATATTGCACCATTGCATATCAGGAATATCTGTAATTGTACATTCTTTTAAAAGCTCTGTTACGTTTTGTTCAATTATTGCTTTTTTGTTTGCTGTGATTTTCATAGTTCTGTTCCGTTTACAAATGTTTCAATTCTTAATGTACTACTTCCCTGATAAGAACAAATTAAAAACTGCTCCTGTTTCAATATAGGAAGTGAAGCTATTTTCAATTTCAACAATATCAAACATTCCTCTTCTGAAAAGAGTTCCTGTTTCATGAATTTTCTAATGTTTCCATTATCAAATGAATATATCAGATATTTCTTCATCATCCCAATTACAATAACCTTCTGCTTCATTGAACACTAATGTTTTTCCCTGTCTCACCTGTTTTTGAGCACTTTCCCATAAATCAGCAGTGAGGATAGCTCCCAATTGTAAAGCTCCTACTCTTTTAATATGATAGAGCTGTTCCATTTGAGGATCGCTTTCTGGATGCTTTAACCAATTCTCTATTCTTTTTGCAATTCTTTTAGAAGCTATCTGTTCAATGTATTCAAACAATTCCTGTTGCGAAGCAACTATCCATTTGTATTGAACTGTTCCGTTATGATTTACGAGATGTTTCATATTTTAAATCTATAATTACAAAAAGCATTAAACAAACTAATGCAATAAAAGCATATACATTGAATTGTACTCTGAACAAATATTCTACAATCATACCTATTAAAACTCCAAAAACAGTTAATCTAAAATCTCTCATCGTTCAAATTGTGAAAGTGGAACATTGTATTGAAACATTAATTGAAGTATTGTATAGAATATGATGTTCTCAAATCCTTTTCTTTCAAGAAACTTAATACGTAAATCTATATCTTTTATTGAGAAAAACTCTTCTGCATCTTCTTCGTCCAAGCATTCTAAAATGAAGTTTTTTTCATCGTTGTAACAATATTCAAGCAAATTAACTAAGTAATTGGTTTTCATGATACTGCTGATTTTAAAAATGTTTCAATAAGATTTAATTTAGCTTCTTTTTGTTGTAATTCTACTTCTTTATGGTACAAAATGCTTCTCAAATCATCAATTTCCTTCTGTGTTGCAAGAAGTGTATCGCTGAACATTCCTTTCAAAGTAATGGGAGTAACAACAGCAATACTAAATGCTACAGGAATTATGAGTATTCCTATTAATTGTTTCATTGTGTTTGTGTTGTTCAATGTGAAGTAAATCATCAAAGACATACATAAAAGCACCATTGAAACAATGTAACAAAATGTTAAAAACCAATAAGCTTTGTTTTTTAAGTTTTTCATAATTCTTCTGTTAGATTTAAAATTTTACCATTATCATTACATTTCACTTCTACAAAATCTCCGATTCCTGTTGGAGTAAATGTGAAACTATAACTTCCTCCAATAGCTGCTACCATTGGAGGAACTTTTTGTTTCTTTTTCCATGTGTTGAATTTCTTCAACTGTTTTCCCGATAGTTCAAATTTCATCTTGAATCAATAATTTCCATTCCTAATATTGTTTGATCAAGTACATCTGCTTTTGTTGTTGTATCAAGGAAATTGTATTCTAATTCACTTACAATTTCCTGTATTTCAACTCCTTCATCTACAACCATAATCAGTTGTACATTCAAACTAAGTGTTACAATTCTGCTCATTTTTTCATCTGTTTTAAAAACTCAACCACTTCTTCATTGTCAAATGTATTTTTCAAATAGTTAACTCCTAAACAAATAAGCTGTATATTTCCTTTTACATATCCTATTGAAGAATCTATTCTATCTATTGATATTTTATACAAATTCTTTTTTCCAAAAGAAAGAAAAAATCCTGTTAAATTGCATTTCTTATTTTGCTGTGTGTATAATTGTTCTAAATAGAACACATCAATGTTAAATTCAATATTTTTGTTTCTTGCTCTTTTCTTTACTTCATTGTATAAAGAGTTAAACGTATGAAATTCTTTAGAAGGAATTACTGTTTTTGTATATGCAATTAAAAAGCTTTTTAAATAGTGCTGCACAAAACAGTTTTTCACATCTTCTACATTTTCAAAAAAACTTCCCATAAAAGAATCACCAATAGATTGAAGTTTTGCATTTGCTATATCTATTCTATTAGTAATTAAAGGGATTTTTAAAGATAAACTCGTTCTTTTTTGTTTGTACCCGAATTTTAAATTCAGAGTTTTTCTATTTTCAATAATTGTAATTGAAACTTTGTTCATATCAACAATCCATTTTCATCCAACCATTCTTCCACTACACTTTTTCCTTCTTCATATACAAATTCGTAAGCATCTTTGAAATTTCCATCAGGAAGCTGCAAATATCTGCATCCATACAATTCACAAATCTTTTTACTCACTGCAATTCCTTTTTCATCACTATCAAACAATACTACAGGAGTTCCATAACTTGCTATCAAAGACATTTGTTCCTTAGTTGGTATAATCCCTTCATTCAACAAAGCACATGCGTTTACATTCAAACTACGGAGCATTATCATGTCTTTATAGCTTTTTGATAAAACAACATATTCACTTTTTTCCAACCATTGAACTCCTGCAATCACATCTTTTAAATTTGTACTTCTAAATCTATACTTCCTATCTTCATTGAATGGAGAATAGATTTGAAATATTCCTTGTTTTAATTGATAAGCAAACACTCCTTCGCTTGATTTCCATTGATTGTTGTTGTACCAAACATACTCTGTAGAATATATTTGCATACTTTCAAGCTTTTTTGTATTAAAATTAAAATTCCCGTTACAATTCCAAAATTCCAACTCTTTCTCTGTAAATTCCTTTTTCCTTATTCTGATTGTTTGCAATTTATTCACATGAGCTTCCACATGAGCATAATTGCTGTTTCTTTGAATTGTGGGAGCATTTCGGACAGTTTGTTGAGAACTATTCCCAAAATCAATTTGAATGTGTTGTAGAGCTTCATAGAAAGAACAATTATAGAGTTTTTGAACTAATGTAAAACAATCTAAACTTTTACCACTATCTCCCCAATCGTAAAACTGTAAATATCCATTATACCATTTGAATTCACTGTTAGGAGTTTTGTTTTCACGTAAGGGATTAGTGTAACGAATATTCAGCTTGGGATAAAATCCCAAATATTTCTGAAAGATTTCTTCCTGTGAGAATTTAGAAAGAATTTGTTGTTTTATTGAAACGCTTTGCTGTGCATTTCCTGTTTGAAGTATGAATTCCATAGAAATTGATTGAAGTGCAAAGCTACAAAAAAGAAAAAGAGAGGAAGCATTGTTTCCCCTCTTTTTTATTCACAGTCATAAGTAAATACTAATTAGTAAAACATATCGTCTTCCACTACAGCAGGTGTGCTTGTTGCAAATGGAAGGTCTTCAATTCCGCTTGGTAACACCTGCTCTTTCACCATCACTTCATAATCCACATTATCGTATTGTTCATTAATTTTGAAAGGATATGTGTCAGAAGCTTTTCTCCACCAATATAAATTAGATTTTGTAATAATTACAAATGGAGAAAATTTAGCTTTCAAATCTTCTTCTGCGATTCCCTGTGCTTTATCAAAATCAATTTGCACCACTTTATCTTTGTAAACTACTTTCAAACGAGCTTGTTCTCCAATCTTCACTGTAGCAAAAGTTGTTTCAACAAAATCTTTCCAAGTAGAAACACTTGTTTGAGGAATTTCTGCTCCCATCGCTTTAGCAAAAGCGGTTAAATCATCTGTAAGTTGCTTAACTTTTTCAGCAGTAGCTTTATCTCCCTGTGTTGGATCATAGAAACGCTTATTCAATTTAGCACCATCTGAATCAAATGTAAGCTCTAAATATCCACTGCTGTTTCCTGCTGCTTCTTCAAATTTCCATGATTCCAATACTCCCACTACACCTTTAGTAGGATCTGTTGGTAAAGCAAGTTTCTTGAAGCTGCTTCCTGTTGGTTGTGCTGATTCTACTCCTGTTTCAAATACAAATTCCATGTTGTTGTGTTGTTTTTGTTAAAATTTTAGTTAAAAAGAGGAAGCACCATTTCTGATACTTCCTTTTGATTTATGGGGAAGGAAAGCTAATTAAAAAATATCTTCTGATTCTACCGCTACTTCTACAGGAGGAATAGCAGGTGTTTCTGTTACAGCTTCTTCAAACACTACGTTTTCTGTTGGAAGAATTTCTTCATTCATTTTTTCGTAGTATTCTTTAGCAGCATCCAATTCTTCCTGTGTGTGTTCTATAGTAGAAACCTCAACTTGTGGAACAGGAGTCTCTAATTGAGTAAGTTTTTCCGCAGTGAGAACTTGTGGTGTTTCTTTCACTACAGGAGCTTCTGTAATTAATAAATAAGCTTTCACTCCATCAATTCCACTTTCTCCTTCTTCCAAAAAGAATTCTGTATTGTTTTTCAAATCAGAAGAAGCAATCAAAAAGCTGAAATAAGCTGATTTAAAAATGGTTCCTGTTCCATTCAGAAATTTCGGAGTGAGTTCTTGCGAAAGAGTTTCATTTCCTTTGATGAGGAACACATTTCCTTCTACCAATGAAGCTGTAAATCCTTCATTCTCTTTCTGTCCTTCTACAAACTTATCAGCAATTTTCCAACTTCCATTCTTTAATAACACTAAATCATACTCAATGGGAGCAGGTTTTGGTGTGTAAGTTAGAAGTGATTCGAGAGTTAGCTTACTCTCTGAACGAACATTGCTCTGTGGAATAAATTTAGCTTTGGTGATGTCAAATTTCATTGTTGTTGTATGTTTGATTTGTTTAAATATTTAAAATTTTGTTCCATTATTTAATTGAAGGAAATATCTGTTCCCAATGTGTTACTAATTTCCCTTCTACCATTTCAGAAATTTTAAATTCCTGATTTGCAAGATAGGGAAGTCTGCATCCTACATTCACATCTGTTTCATTTCCTTTGAAAGAAAGATAGTTAGTTAGTTTCTCTTTTGAACTTCTATACAGGTGAGCAATTCCATCAGCTTTAGAAGCAGTAATCATTTTACTCTTTCCTGTAAGATTCAAATCAGATGTCATTGTTTCTTTCCCATCCTTATTCAGCAAGTTATCCTTAGTGTGAACAACAAGAATGAAACATTTTCCCGCAAGTTTTGTAAAAGGTTCATACAATTGCTCAAAGGCCATTCTAAGAAAATTATAACCCTGACCATTCGGAAGTTCTGTTACAACATCTGCTCCAGTGAAATTTTTCCCTATCATAGTTTTTTTATAATTAGCAGTAGCTAAAATAGCAGCTAAATCCTCTAACGCTGTTGCACTATCCATAATAATGTAATTATACACAGCATCCCCTTTAGCTGTATTAGCTTCATCAATTTTTTTTGCAAGCTCATTTAACACCTTAATTTGGTGCATGTTATTTTGCTTTGCAATCTTAGGAACATTGAAACTGTTCCCATCATAGAAATCTGCACCATTTTCTAAATCTACAAGGAGAGAATTTGGTAGATTCATTAATAAATTCGTTTTCCCGACCTTAGGCTTACTGTATACAATCAGGAACTTTGGTTCCAAAACAGTTGCTTTTTTTACATCAAAGCTTAGTTCAAACATACTATTTTTGTTTAGTTAAATACTAATTTTTCCTTACAAATATACGAAATTCTACTGCTGTTTGCAAGCTTTTAGCTGCTTATTTTCAAGCAATTACAAAGAAATTTTGTTTGTTTCTTCAAGCAAATAAGCAAATATTTGAGCATGTGTTTTATTCTCTTTTTCTAAATTATAAACATAAAACTCCAGTGGGGAAAAACTACAAATATTTAATTCTATTTGTTCTCCTACACTAAGATTGCTGTAGTTAAACTTTTTTGCTCTACATCTTACATATTCATCTACTACATAGCTATAAGGAGCAGTGGCAACATTTTTATACCAAGTTGCTATTTGTCCAAAAGAATTAGAAGCAAGAAGACCATAAATACAAAATTCTTCTTCACTTGGATCATATTTTTCCCACACTAATTTAGCTTTTCTTACTTCTATTGGAATAAACTGTTTTAATCCATCAAGCTCTGCTAATACAAGAGTTTTGAGTTTTTGTGTTTTTTTCATTTAATTGAAATTTAAAATGTGATGTTATATTCAATGAATTTTACAAAGCACCATAATAGAAACAAAAATGTAACCAACAGTTGATACACATCCCATTTCTTAGAAGTGACATAATAAGAAGGATTTTGATATTTTAAGAATAGTCCTAATATAGGAACTAATAAAAGTATTTTTTCTATTTTTGTCATTTGATTAGTGTTTCTGTATTCTGTGTTTGTGCAATTAATTCAGAAAGCTTTGTAAGCTGTTGTTGCATTATCAAATTAGCTTCTCCTAATTTAACTCCTAAACTTAAAGGAGAAAGCTCTTTTACAGACATTGTAGTAAGTAGATGTTTTACTCTCCAAAGCTGTTGACTTAGTTCGTGCAATTCTTCACTCATTTGTATTTGTGTTTTAAAAATGCATCAAATTGTTCATCAATTATTGTACTTTGATCATATCCTAATTCATCCATACAATACATGGCAAATTCTTGTGCTATTTCTCTTACAAATTTCTCTGCTATATCTGCTGCTATAGAAGAATATATCCCTGTTTCTATATCATATTCTCTTTCTTCATACATACTGTTGTACAGCACATCATTCAAGCTCAATGTTTCCATTTTCTTTGTTAAATAGTTGTTCAAATTGTAGTTTTGCTGGAGAGACGAGATTTACACCAGAACTTACTAAATTATGTTGCTTTAAAAAAGTATCGTATAAAGTGGGTTCTTTATAGTTATCAGGTATTTCTTCAAAATGTAACCATCCAAGTTCTGCATAGAGTGGTATTGGTTTGATTAATTCAGAAAAATTTGCTTTTAAAGAGTAAAGAAATAGTAGTTTGTTTCCGAACAACTCTACATCATAT